ATTATGACACCAGAAGAAAGGGAACGAAGAGCGCAATCGCTCATAAACGACCCGTTGTTGAACGAATCATTTGATGTACTGAAAGAAGATTTAATGAACCGTTGGAATCACAGTGGTTCAACAGATTTGGAAGCTAGAGAATCTATCTGGCTTGCAATGAGACTGCTTGACCGAATTCATGGCCATATAAACTCCATAGTAGAAACTGGACACATGGCCAAGATGATGGAAAAGCAACACCCATATATCTGATAGAGGAATAAAAATTATGGCGGATACGCAAACTGCCCCGCAAGCACCGGCTGGTTTACAGCCAACACCAGCGCTAGATGGAAGTATAACTGAGGCGCAAGAAGCATTGCTTAGTTTATTGGACCCTGAAGAGGAAAAGCCACAAACTGAGGAAGCTCAACCCACCGAAGAAGAAGAGTCTCAACCTTTAGAGGAAGACGAATCATTTGAGGAGGAATCTGAAGAGGAAGCAGAGCCGGAAGGTGAAGAGGAATCTGAAGAAACGGAAGGTGAAGAGGAAGAGGAACTCTACGCAGTCACCGTAAATGGTGAGGAAGTAGCAGTCAGCCTTGACGAACTTCTTAGCGGCTACAGCCGACAATCCGATTACACTCGCAAGACGCAAGAAATTGCTGGTGATCGCAAAGAGATGGAATCACTGCAACAGCAGTATAACTCCGAGATCGCGCAGATACAGCAAGAGCGTCAGCAGTACATGGACGCTCTAACCAACGTCATGCAAGGTAGCATGGGCGAGTTAGAGAAATTTGCAACCGTAGATTGGAATGCTCTAAGGGAGAATGACCCCATAGAGTATGTTACAACTAGGGAACAATATAGAGAAGCACAGGAAAAGATTCAAGGTTTACAAAATGAGCAAGCGAGAGCGGCTCAGTTTCAACAGGCTCAAAATAATCAGGCCCAACATCAAATGTTGCAAGTTGAGAAAGGTAAATTAGTAGAAGCTCTTCCAGACTGGGGTATACCAGATAAGCAAAAAGAGATGGCGACAGGTCTTCAATCCTATGCAAAGGAACAAGGCTTTAGCGCAGATGAACTCAATAGTCTTATTGATCACCGTTCTATATTAGTATTGTTAAAGGCTCAAAAATATGACCAATTACAGAAGTCTAATGTAAAGTCTAAGAAGCTAAAAAACAAACCCAAAGTTATTCGATCCGGTTCTGGAACATCTGCTACAAAATCAGATAAGTCTAAGCGTACTGCACAAATGAAACGTCTCAGGGGTACAGGGCATATTGATGATGCGTCTGCACTTCTTGAGGATTTTATAGACATTTAACTAAGGGAGGGAAATGCTATGGCAGTTCCGTCAAATACTAGGGAAACCTATGGTGCTGTGGGAATCAGAGAAGATTTAAGCAACATCATCTATAATATATCACCAATGGACACCCCATTTCTCAGTGGTTGTGGGCGTGGTTCTGCGGATAACACCACGTACGAGTGGCAAACAGACGAGTTAAAAACAGTCGCTATGAATACGCAGATAGAAGGTAACGATTATGCCTCTACTGCTGCGACAGAGCCTCGTCGACTTTCCAACTATACCCAAATCTCAGCAACGCAGGTCCAGAGTTCTGGCACTGCCGAAGCTGTTGATTTCGCTGGTAGAAAGTCAACTCAGGCTTATCAACTCGCCAAACGTGCTAAAGAAATGAAGCGCGATATGGAGTATATGTTACTTCAGGGTACGGTTAAGGTTCTTGGTTCTTCTGGCACTGCCAGGGAAACTGCTGCCTTTTCAACTTGGGTTGGAACCAATAGTGCGTCAACGTCAAATGTTGTTGCTGCTTCTACTGGTGCTGGCAT